TTGTGATATAAGTCAACAAGCCTGTTAACCAAAATTGAACAAATCTGCGAAGGTGCTGTTTGTATCAGTATCAATTCGTAAGTCCCATTTTAGGACGCCGAGCAAGTTCTCAATTTTTTCATCTATCAATTTGCGTTCCATGTCCTTGTCATCAAATGGCAAATCCAAAAACCATTGAGGCAATCTTAATTCATCGGTTGGGTATGCAATAGATGTAAATCCGAGAGGATTGGGTTTAAGTGAACATACAATTACCTTCATGCCATCAACAATTTTTTGGCTGTAGTTATCACCGTGCATTCTACGCAGATAATTGTAATTGATTGCTGCCTTGGCATGACCAACTCCACACTGTCCAGTTTTTTCAAATTTTGCAGTATGATACGTTAGTTTATTTACAGACTTGGGATTACCTTTGGTCCAACTATCTTGACCAGAAAGATAGGTTTTAAACGTTTTTATTTTTTGAATAACTTCCTCGCGCTGTTTGCCTTGTTGAATTACCATACACAATACATCCATTAAAAACTCTTGAATGTATTTTGGCGTATCCGACCGCTTCAATGCGACACCCATAGCCTTTACCTTACCGTAACCGATATTTACGCCTTTTTTGATAGCATCATTCTCGTCAATAATCAGATCAAGTCTATCGCCTTCAAGATCAAAAATATTGATGGCATAAATCTTCTTGGCAATAAAGATAGCACGATCACCAATCAATTCGCGACCAGCCTTAATGACTGCACCATTCTTGCGTGGACAATGAAATGCTTTCTCCATGAATGCAGGAAAACTTTCATTGGTCTGTTCTGCTATGTTATCATACAATGCAACGCAGGTGTCTTTGTCCCATTCAACTTCACCAGAATCAATTTGACTCTTAAGAATTGGATATGCAGAGAAATAGCAGGAGTCAGTATCTCCATATACGATTGAACTTCCTTCGTGAGAATAAGTCCCTTCAATAATCTCATTGATCTTGCTCATCATGTGGCGAACAATTTGACGACCAGAAAGAGTTACTGACTGACCGATTCGTTTATCATAGAATCGGCAGTGTTCGTTTAGAAGTGCACCATCTTTAGTGTTCAATGTGATTAGCAATTTCACATCCGCATTTAAAATGCTGCTAATATTTTCATATTAGAACAGACTATATCACGATCTATTAAGTATAGACCCCCGCCGTTTCAGCAATCATTGGCTTATTGCTTACGCCACTATGGGCTAGTCGTTGAACCTTTAGAAATAATCTATTTCTACTTGGCTGCTGATTGTCTCTGCCATTACGCAATGAGAGTTTCCAGCAATTAGACGGGTTATTCAGTGTGTATCACTACACAAGGGCGCTAGGAATTAACGCAGAGTTTAGGAGAATTTTTCGCACGAGTTGTCTTTTATCCCAGTAAGCATAAGATTCAGCAACAACATCCGCATCACCAATAATTTTGTTGTCTGCGGATAATCGCAATTTATATTTTTTCATATACGCGGCAAGACCATCAACGTCTTCTGTCTTTATTAGGGTGTTGATATATTCTGTATCAATCATTGTCATTTTCCTTTAGTTTTCGCATAGATATTCCAATTTCTCCAAATGTTTTACCATGATGCATTTCACAAAAACGTTGCCTATCTGGTGTTTGGTTAAAATGCTTTTTAGGCACAACGTAGTCAAGTAGAGAGATATCTCTCTTTTTGTTCATTTTCGGCAATTCTGGGTGTTCTCGTTCTACATCAACCCAAGAATAATAAATACTGTCTTTGTATAATATCACATAAATATCGTCAACACAAGCACCATGTTTAACATATCGTGGGTTAGGTAAAATATCTTCTGATACTAGCGTATAACATTTGTCTTCAATGTCCAGCATCCTACATAAACCGGACTGATTTATTTTTTCAAATCCTTTGTTAACATAAGACGGGTCCCGCCCCAATTCAAACCCAACGGGAATATCAATTTCTGCGCACCGAATAACTTCGTTTGTATCCGGATTATATGCCCATTTGTAGGTTTTCGTAATTTCTGCATGATCATAGACAAACCATGGCGGTATTCCCTTCGTAAACCCATCTATTAAAAAGTTTGCAAATTTAACCTCTTTAGATTCCGAATGATATTGCCATATTCTTCCAGACATTGACTCTCCCATTTTTTCTTTTGCTGCAATACTCTTTGTCCGACCAGTCTGGAACGGCTCCCATCCTGCCGGTTCATCTCCTACTATAAACTTTTTACACTCTCCAGATGTGATATTGCGATATGTGTTTTTACCACAATGAATTTTTCTATGCAATTTGTGCTGTTCATCTGACCATTTTCTGCCGGAATTGACTTTGCTTACCAACTGCGCCAATTCAATTCTCGCTTTGGCATATAATCTGGCGTTTAACTTTCCTGTTTTTACGGAAACTCTGTGCATCTGATTAAACGCAAACACACACTCCGATTTTGGTAAAAATTTATAAAGTAGATAATGCGCGATAACATGAGCACGGACGGGTAGGTTCACTATATTCCATTTTTCTTTTTTATATTCTTGCCATATTTTACTTGGAAGAATGTGATGCGCTTCAATCTCACCTTTTCCAAAACTTTTCTTGGATAAATTTAATTTTCTGTAAATTTCAATCAATTTTAGGTATCGTTTAAATGAGTGTTCATGTTTTATACTGCACATGTCTCTCATAATGGTTTCTATATCAATTAAGTTCATAATACCTCCGTATAGGGTATTTATCACTTAAAGTATTTTTTTAAGTTTTTCGGCTAATTTTGAATTGATTTCAATACCAGAGTTTAAAGTTCTGACCGTCTTGGCTTGCTTTTGTGTAGCCTTACGTTCTGAATACCATCTTGATAGCAAACCGGGGATGACTCCTTCCCTTTCATAGGTAAAGATCGTGCCATTCGCAGAGAGAATATATGGATTATTGCTGTCAAATATCATCTTCCAGATTTCAGCAGCAGACATTTCTACTGATCTTCCGTCTTCATAGTCAACGATCAATATAGTGCCACGTTCCTGATTCATGATCGCAGTATATTCAAGCGATCCAAAAAGATTTTCCCATAACAAAGCAGCAGTTATTTCTTTGTCAGTAGTGCTATCCTTTCTTTTGCTCTGTTTTTTGCTTTGCTTGATTTTTTTGGTTTTGTCAGCCATATACTGTTCGGTAAGAGTCTGACGAACCTTAGCAACGATGGTTTCTGGTGACATGTTCAATGCACGAATGTCAGAAGGATACAGTGAGTTAATATCCACTGCTCCCACCCATTCGTGCATTCCAACCTGTGGTGTGGCAACATATGCACCAGCCGCCTGTTGGTCATCGCTTGGTCCATCTTTCCTATTCTTATCGGGAACGACAAATCCACGAGAATGTGCGTCATTGATGACCGCCATTTCGATCATCGCCACCGAACCCATAGCCGTTGGTAACAACACTGTGTTTTCATGTGCCAGTGCGTTTGCTAATTCAAGAAACTTAGTCTTACGATGAATCTTCACCATAAGCATAGTATCCTGTCGGTTATATTCAATAAAGGTTTTGAAATCTTGATTGTATAACTGGTCAAGTGAACCCTCATATTGAGTCTTACGTTCACCTACTTCCATTTCACCAATTGCATCAAGAGAATAACTATGGCGCGATTCGTAGTTATACTTTTTATATAACTGCAAATAGTCCATATGAACTCGCCCGACTAAATCGTAGGTAGTTTCTTCTTTACCAAATCGTTCATATGTGCGAATCTTCGGAAGTTGACCAAGAAGGCAGAACTTACGTGTATCATCCTTAGACATAATTCGGGTTACCCGATTTACACAATAAGGAATATCGTATCCCTCTGAGTTCCACCCAGTGAGAATATCGGCATCTTCAATCAGTTGGAAGAATGTCTCAAACATTTCAATTTCAGAACGAAACAGAAACGTGTTAGGAAAGTCACGCACTAACTCTTGCGCCGTTTCATCGGTCATGTGTTTTGGTGGAATAGCAAGAGTGATTAACTGATCTTTCCAATCCAAATACAAAGAAATCGCCGTGACTGGATTAAATGGATCGTCTGTCGGACTGAAACCCTTTTCAGGATCAAAGTCCGTCTCAATATCAAAAAAGCAAGTATGTAACTTGGGAGGTTCTACATTGAGATAGTTGTCTGCCAAGCATCTAAATACCGCATTAACATCACTTTCAAATAGTTTTTTGTTACCATGAATCCGCTTTTCCTTTTCAAACTCATTTCTCTTGCGAGTTGAAAATCTACTAAGTGGATTACCAAAAATAGAACGATGCTTTCCCTTTGGGTCAGGGTAATAAAAAACATAATTTGTTGGATATTCTTTGTATATCCGATTGCCTTCAGGGCTTCGCTCTACCACATGTATTTTATCATCCTTTATTGAAAGGATGGCATCAACATATGACACTTAGTTGGCTTTCCCGACTACCTGTAGAATATGGTTGAGTGCTTCATTTTCTTCATTAGTTTGTTCAAGGCGCTGCTTGTGGGCAACTTTGATCGCCTTCTTGAGAATTGACGATTTGATTTCCAATTCCTCAGCAATAGACTTAACGGTGTCATTTAGACCTTCGTTGAGAGTTTCAACTTCCTGTAGGACATTTAGTCCTTCGTTGATCAACTGCTTCAATTTAAGAGTGGCTTCTGCGTTAAAAGTTCTGTTAGACATATTATCTCCTTATTAGTCTAGTTATTATAACACACTACGCAGATAAGTCAATGTTTTTGTCCAATTTATTGAAAGATGTGATGATTCTTTTCGCCATAAATCTTAATCAGTTTTCCAGCTACCATATCGGCTAGTAATTCTATTGGACTTCCGGGATAGCTTGATCCTGGTTTGATCATTCCGAGTTCTTCTTGTCGTACATGGGTAAGTTCGTGTGCTACGGTTCTCAGTATGTCTACAAGATTTCTATTTTTTGCATAAACCCATACCGATCCTGAACCGGGCATGTGTCCACCAGTATGATGGTTATTTTGTGCATCATCGCTGTCATGACTAAGTTCAATTTTGGGAAGATGGTTGAGGTTGAGGCGGCGACCGGTCCATTCAGCAAATTTCTTTACCTCTTCACCAATATCATCAGAAGGATTACCGCTGGTTTCATCCAAATCTTTGAGGTCTTCAATCCAAGCCTTGGGAGTTTTATGATATTTTTTGACAAATATATCATGCAATGCATCACTGGTAATGCTATGTTTATCAGCAACATTACGAACTAATTTGTCAATAGTATCATAGTCATGCTTTTCAAATGAAGGCAATTTCTTCGCCAGCACATCAGCGGCAGATTCATGGATGATTTCGGTTGTTATCATGAATATATTTATCTTTATTTTGATGTAGCGCGATATACCCCGTCCCAATCTTTGGGAGCGGGCGGATTTTTTTGAATTTCTAAAATCCGCTCTTCAAGCATCTTGTAATAATTATCCAGTTGCCCATTCCACATGTTTCCACGCGTTTGTATCATGACCAGTGCTCTTTTCCATGCACCGAGCCTATAAGCACTTAAAATCATATTATGTGCATTTTCATCAATCTTTTTAAATTGTTCCAAAACCGTATATATTCTTACTGGCTCAGTTTTACCTTTAACGGCAATAAGATCAAGTTCTACGATTTGGTATCGGTCTTTGACATATTGTGCGGTCTTTGGACCAATGATGATTCTGACTCCATAAGGCTTTGACTGCCCTTCCAACCGTGACGCAAGATTAACACCGTCTCCCAAGCAAGTATAGTCAAAACGCTGATCACTTCCCATATTACCAACAACAACGGTATCAGTATTGATTCCCAGACCCATTCCAAAAGCAGGGACTCCTTCTTTGGTGACTTCATAATTAAATTCCTCAAGAGATTTTAACATCTGAAAGGCAGTACGCACGGCATCCAGAGCATGTTGTTCATTGCTGACCGGCGCATTCCAAAACGCCATCTGAGCGTCTCCGATGTATTTGTCCAAAGTGCCTTTATTTTCTAAAATTGCTTTGGTCATAGCAGTCATATACCGATTCATAATTTTTGTCAAGCCCTGCACGTTCTTACCATAATGTTCTGAAATCGTCGTGAATCCACGAACATCCGTAAACATGATTGAAAGTTCTTGTTCAGTGCCACCCAATTGCAGCAATTCAGGCTGACGTTGCAATTGGGCAACCAGATCAGGACTTAGATATGTGCC